ATGCAGCACGTTTGATCTTATTGAGGGTATCCTGATCGAGGGTAAAGGTAACCTCGAAATCATTCATTGCGGTAGCCTTATCCAACATAGCTGGATTTGGTGCTGTGAGCATGTCGATGTCAGTAAAGAAGTACTTGATCTTCGATCGACCGGTAGCATCACCAACAACCGCGTACTTATCTTCGATCTTGATCTGCGGTTCATCCACAAGAGATAACACGCCGAGGAATTCATTTAGATCGTAGATACCAAAGTCGGACGGTAGTTCCATATCAATAGTAGCAGTAGACAAGATGTTACGTGCTTCAGAGATCGTAGATACTACATTGCCTGTCGAGAATACGATGTTGCTGTTAATACCAGAGAAGTTCTTTAGCACCTGTGTGGTATGTTCTGTGAGTTTCATATTTCATCCTTTTCATGATATAAAGTATTGTAACACAATTTACGCTGCTTGTAAACCATAATCTTTCATTTGGCTGAAGTTTTTTTCCTTAAAGAATTCTAGCTTGTTCTGGAACTTATTATCCAAGATCTCACCCTTATGACTAATGACAAACACATTGGTATCATCGTCCAACGAGTACAGGATTTTCATAAGATTTTCTACGCCGTCGTGGTCTAGTGAACTGTCGAATGTTTCATCTAGAATCAATAGGTTAGTTGCAACGGAGTTCTTCATCTTAGCGATCATACGCCATGTGAACAGTAGCGCTAGGTCAATACGCTGCTTCTCACCTTCAGAGAAAGAATCATATGAAAACGCATCGCGATGGCGGGATTTAATTGTTTCCTGAAAGCTTTCATCTAAATTAAAATGTACAAAGAAATCTAGGATCTGAAGGTACTTATTCACTAGATTATTAATGATAGGAATGTATTGCTTAATTACCTTACTTTTAATACCTGTATCCTTTAGCATCTCTGATATAACAGCATTATAGGATTGTTCTTCAGTCAGAATTAAACGTTCTTCCATGAATGTATCTTTATCAGTGCTCATCATGGTAAGTTCTTCATTCGCGCGTGCGAGATCACCCGTACGCGAAGAAAGGCGGGTGACATCAGAATTTAAATTCTTAATGGTATTATGAAGCCGTTTAATCGTTTGGCTATTAGATTGGATTAACATTTGATTCTTGCGAATAAGCTCAGCAGATTTATTGAACTCGGTGATCGTGTCTTCTACGATACGTCCTTCTTCCTCCACTTTTAGAATTCCCTCTTGTAATGACCCGGCTCTTTCCTTTGCGGTTTGTAGCTTGGCTTTACGTAGTTCTTCGGTAATTTCTTGTTCACACGTAGGACAATCTTTAGTCTCTTCATAGAACTTTGCGTCTTTAACAACTGTTCTGATAGAAGATGAGAAATCGGCTTTAAAGTGTAGAAGCGACTGGCGTTGATTATGGGCTTTTTGAAGCGCTTCTTCAGTCTTCCCGCTTTCCGTTTCAATGTAAGTAGATGCCTCTGCATTTTCACTAATGAGCTGGTCAATCTCCTCTTCGGTCTGTCCGATCTGTACTTTTTTCACATTGATCTCTTCCACATTCATAGCAGTAATATCTCGGATATATTTCTTCTGTGAATCAATCTGGTTCTTTTTCAGATCAAGCTGATATGAGATATCTTTTTGCTTTTCTTTTACGATGGCATTCTTTTCACGGATGAGACCATTCATCTTAGAGAAAACGTTAATATCCAAAAGATCTTCAATTACGTCCCGGCGATGCTGTGCGCTTAGTTGCATAAACGGAATAAAAGAAGAACTACCAAGAACGACAATCTGGTGGAAGCTTTTATGGTTCAGCTTCAGGATGTTCTGTTCAAGGATCTTCTGGTACTCGAGAGCTTTGGCATCTTGGTTAATTAGATTACCATTCTTCCAAATCTCAAAGATCTGGGGTTTAAGCCCACGGACGATCTTAAAGCCGGTCTTGCCGACGGAGAATACAATCTCAACCAAACAGTTTTTATTGTTAATAGTATTCACTAGCTGCGGCTTGTTAATATTACGATGGGGTTTACCGAACAGTGCGAAAGACATAGCATCTAGCAGCGTGGATTTACCCGCACCGTTGTGGCCAACGATGAGTGTTGACTTATTCTTAGTTAGATTTACCTCGGTCCAGCTATCTCCGGTGGATAGAAAATTCTTATATTTTAAGCTTTCAAATATAATCATGCAATTTCCAACGCTTGTGCTTCGGTCAATAGATTACGCATATTCAACTTAAGCCTATCCTTATCTAGAGTTGTGTCCACAGCTTCAACATAATCATCGAGCATTTCTGCGGTATCCTCTACTGACACCGCTTCATCTTCGACATTCTCACCTAAAAACTCAGAAAAGTTCTCGGCAATCTTAAGATCGTGGATCTTATGATTCTGTATTCTATCGATAAAACGGTCGAATGTAAATAGGTCTATCTTGTTAATTACAACAACTTTTACGAATTTATAGTCCAGATGGCTTACATCATACTTACTGTAATCGGTATTGGTATCATCATAAACAATACGTTCAAACAAAGTGTGAGGATTTACGATCTTTTCGAGCTCACGCGTAGCTGTGTCTAGTACATGAAAGCCTTTTTCATCGCCTGCATCAGCCCATGTAAACTCTGCCTGTGTGCCGAGATAGCGGATGTTATCACGTTGCGAACCGACATGAAAGTGTCCGGAGATTACCTGTTCAAAACGGGAGAATACTTTATGACTTAGACCATGCTGTGACTGTACACCGCGTAGAACATCAAAGCCCTGTAGTTCTAAATGTCCGCCAAGCCAATCGGCCTTACAAGTGTTAATAAACTCCATCGAGCGCGCTTCGTTCTCTTGACAGATCCACGGGAGCAGCGCAAGATTAAAGCCGTCTAGGTTAATAACAGTTGGCTCCATATGGATAGTGATCTCACCCATATAGTGCCCAAGCAATTCTTTTAGAGAATTTAGTTCATTTGTATTTTTATAAACCGTATCATGGTTACCGGGGATAACATCCATGTGAATGCCATACTCTCTTAGTTTAGTAAGAAATGACTTACGATAACGATTAAGAGCACGGAAATTGATAAACTTCCTGTTATCAAAAACATCGCCGAGATGAATGATGCGGCGAATATTATTCGCCAAAAGATGAGGAAAGAAAACATCAGAATAGAATTTTTCTGAATTATCGAGAAATACGTCAGAGCTATTGCGAACCCCCAGATGACTATCATTAATAATGGCTACCTTCATTTAAAGATTTCTCCGAGATCAGAATCCGTACTATTAGCTGCCATGTCGCGTTTTTTGCGTTCTTTTTTCTTTTCATCTTTAACCATAACATCAAAGTAAGTATCTTTTTCTTTAAGCTGCTCGATCTTACCCTTTAGCTGATCTACGAACATATGTGCAGCTGCAATGGAAGATTCATCTGCATCCGATAAGGCAAAATCCTCAAAGGGACTTTGGGAGATGTACTTCATCTTAATGTCTTGCTGCTTTTTTTCTTTCGCGATGCGTCGGAGAAAAGCGTACCATGAGATCTGGGTAAAGTAAGCAAACGCGTTGGGATTACCGGACCTAGTAGCAGCTTCAATGTTGTAGTTGTGAATAGCTTTCAAACAATTTTCAACCGCGTCCATTACCATTTCATCTCGGTATGTGTAGCGAATAAAGTTTGACTTATGAGAAAGCCCTTCAGCGATCTTCATAAAAGATGTAGCAATATAATCAGTGACTTTAGGAGGTTCTTTCCCGCTGGCGTCAGCATCTTTTACCGAGCGGACGTACTCTACAACTGATTGACTAAAGTCACGATTATTGACGTAATGAGGTTTATCTCTTGGTTTCATAATATACTCCTAGCATATATCTCCTATTCTAACATAGGATCTGAGGATTGTAAATAGATTTATTTTACTTTTTTATCATTTAGGGGGTTTACATATTTGTAAATTACGGTATAATATAAGAGTATCTTATGGGAGGGATGATATATGCCGTCATTAATGTAACTTAGGATTAAACTTTATTACATTAGGATCTTCTACAATAGACGACTCATCTTCATCTTCTTCTTCGGCTTTAGAGAATGTTCGAACATGGGATTCATACTGTTCGATTACTTTTCTATCTGGAACAGCACCACAAATAACAGCACCTGGATTAAGAGCAAGTATTTTATTATCCTCATACTGATGCATCATAAACGGTCTGAAGGTGTAAAATCTTAAACCTTCTTCGAAGTTTTCCGTAGATACGAGCAGATAGACATTCCTTAAAAATAATATTTCTTCCTCGTATTCATTAAGCTCTGAAGATACGTAATCTGCGAGAATTTCTTCCCCTGTTACAAGTTTAAATTGTTTTACATTCATTTTAGATCAATCTCATAAATTTTATAATCAAACTCTTGTTTTACGTACATTTTTATACGTTCTGCGCAATGTTCTAGTGTGTAATTTTTTCGACCTTTCCAGTGTAGGTCATCTGCAATATCATATAGCTTTGCAACAGCCCCATCATCCGACTTCCTTAATCCTCGTCCGATGGACTGGAGGACTCTGATCTGAGACTTGGACGGGGATGCAAATATGATATTATGCAAATTACGAATATTAATCCCAGTGGAGAAAGTGCCAAGGCTAGCAACAATGATTGCATTTTTTTGTCCTTCTACTATTTTACGAATAGCTTCTCTATCGGATGTATCGGTATCACCAGATACGAAGAACACTTTGCGATTCTCGTGAGCCTTATCCCGAATCAGATCGAATAATGGTTTACCGTGTTTTTCTACAAAGTTAAAAAGTATCAAAGAATTTCCCCCCAGATCCAAAGCGAGATCACCGATAAGCTTATTACGAGACTCGTTACGAACAATATAGTCGAGCTCTGCTTGGTAATCTTGCTTACCCCAGTTTTGACGTACTTCTAGTGGATGCTTAAGTAGTAATACGTTGATCTTAAGCTTAGCAAGTGTATTTTCATCCTGTAGCTTTTTTGTGGTTGTCACATTATATATCTTACCAAAAAGGCCCTGAAGTACAAGCTCATGTGTCTGCGATCCATCGAGAGTCCCGGTTGTACCCCAGCGGTACTCTGCCTCTTTACATTTATTCATAATAGTAGTAAGAGACTTAGATTTAAACCCATGGCACTCGTCACCGATTACCGCACCAAACTGTTCAAACCATTGAGGCGGAAGTTTATAGATAGATTGCCACGTTGAAATGACAATATCTTTATCAGTGTTTTTATCTCGTCCTGAATATATTCTATGCACGCAGTCTTCAACTGGCATACCATAGTCCGCAAAGTCATCGTACATTTGTTCGACTAGAGATGTGGTTGGAACAATAACTAAAACTTTTCGATTTGCCTGTCGCAGCTGACAAAGGTATTTTTGGGCTAGAATATAGATAATAAGGGATTTACCTGAACCAGTCGGAGAAATAAGAACTGCTCGTTTTCGATGTAGTGCCTCACATACCGCGTCGAACTGATAATCTCTAACCCCGATCGGTTGTCCTCTTGCCTGAAGATCGAGACCATCAATAAATTCTTTTATCTCTTCTGGATTAATATCTACTTGCGCATCTGGTCGACCATAGTAATTATTATGCTCTACTTCGATCTTATAATTACGCGGCTTGGCAAACTCTGCAAGGAATGGATATAACCCCACTGGTAGTTCCATCGTGTTAATATTAAACAGTCTGATCTTACCGTCCCACACCCGATTCTTGTACGCAGGCATAAACTTATAACCAGGGACAAAGAAAGAGAAGAATTCACTTAGCTCATTCGCTATACCATAGTCACATGCTACGTGCATTACAGAATGGTTTTTATTTTTTATTTTTAATGTGTTCATAATGGTATATATAATCCTGTACGGGGAGGTTAAATATGATACAGAGCAACAACGAATGGGGAAGGTTAGAGAAAGTTATTCTAGGGTCTACCGAAAATTTTAACTTCTCTTCTTCTGATGAAAATTTTATTAAGATCCAAGATCGGCCTTCAGGGATAGCAAACCCGGATAAAATTTTAGAAACAGAATCCGCACTAAATGACTGGCAGAGTCTTTTAGAAAGTATGGGAGTAGAGGTTTTAAGACCAAAGGAATTCGACTATCAAAAAGTTGATGCCTTCGGCGCGTATTGTCCCCGAGATACTGTTTTAGTTATAGGTGATAAAGTTATTTTAACCCCTACTATCTGGAAAAAA